AATCATCAACCTCTTCAACTTTAACACACTCTTTTCTTTCGAGAAGATCTTCGGCTTCTGCTTTTGTTTTAGTAACTATTTCATATTCCATTTCAACTTCATATGTTTTACGAACTAACCATTTTTGATAACCTATTTCTCCGTGGGGAGTATCTTTTTTATACGTCCCATTAATTATTGGTATTTCTTTTACAAATTTAATTTGTGTCATATTTGACCTCCTTTATATTTAACCAATCATACCCCATTTTAACATCTGTGTCAAGTGGAATATTAAAATTAATTCCATAATACTCTTTCAATGCAGGTATTACAGAAGCCGTACCCTGTTTAAATATTTTACCCATTACAGCTTCTTCACCAGGAT